CCTTCCGGTACATTGGCCTTATGAGTCGGGAACCAGCCAAGCGCAAACCCAAACCCATGCTCGAGGCCGCAGGCAGCTGGATGAATTAAGGATGACCATGAACGCCCCTCGGATTGACGAAGCTATTAAGTTTTGGCAGCTGGTGAACGACAGCGACAGCACAAACCGCAGCGAGGCACTGCAAGATATTCGATTTGCAGCTGGTGACCAATGGCCCGTGGAAATCCAGAACAGCAGAAACCTCGAGGCCAGGCCATGCCTGACCATCAACAAAATTGATGCTTACGTGCGCCAGGTGACCAACCAGCAGCGCCAGCAACGACCTCGCATCAAGGTGCATCCAGTAAACAACTTGGCAGACTACAAGATTGCTCAGGTGCTGGAAGGCATTACCCGTCACATTGAGGTCAACAGCAACGCCGACACCGCATATGACACGGCTTTTGATTACGCTGTACGCATGGGCTGGGGATACTGGCGCATCAATACCAAGTACGTCAGCGAGGAATCGTTTGACCAAGAGATTTACATTGATGCTATCGACAACCCGTTTACCGTTTATTTTGACCCCAATAGCGTAAGACCAGATGGGTCAGATGCCGAACGCTGCCTGGTGACCACGCTGCTGAGCAAGACCATTTTTAAGGAAATGTACCCGGATGCCGATGACGGGGCTAACTTTACTCACCGCAGCACTGGTGACAATTCCGCAAGCTGGGTGACCAAAGAGGATATTCGGATTGCTGAATTCTTCTACGTCACCAGGGAAAAGGCCAAGCTGTACTTGTTGAGTGATGGCAGCAGCGGGTTTGCAGACTCTGACCGATTCCTTGAGCGTGTTGCAGCTGCTGGATTGACAATGGTGGACACCCGTGAGAGTTTCCGCAGAGCAGTCAAATGGTGCAAGATGACAGCGCTCGAGATTCTTGAGGAAAAGACCTGGGATGGCAAATACATCCCCATCGTGCCCTGCTACGGCGCTCAAGTGATCGTGATGACAAGCGCAAGAAGTATGGCCTGGTGCGGTTTGCCAAAGACCCCCAGCGGATGTACAACTTCTGGCGTACCAGCATGACCGAGAGCATTGCACTGGCTCCCAAGGCCAAGTGGTTGCTTGCTGAAGGCCAGGACGAGGGCCATGAAAATGAATGGGCGCTGGCTAACATCAAGTCTAGCCCTGTGCTGCGTTACAAGCAAAAGGACATAGAAGGCCAGCCAGCCCCTGTGCCAGTGCGTCTACAGCCTGAATCACCGCCTGCTGGCATCATGGATGCTGCCAACGCGATCAACACTGACTTGCAGATGGTGCTGGGCATCTTAGACCCTAACCAACTGCCAAGCGGCAACATTAGCGGCAAAGCGCTCCAGGGGCAGCAAAGCCAGACTGATTTGAGCAACTTCCACTTTTACGACAACCTGACGCGCAGCATCAAGCATACGGGCAAGATTCTGCTGGATTTGATACCCAAGATTTACGATACCCAGCGGGTGATGCGGATTATTGGCAGCGATGGACAGCCAGATATGACCACCATCAACGAGCAGACCGCGGTGGGCGAAGTGTTGAACGATGTGACGGTGGGCGAGTATGACGTTGTGATGGACACTGGGCCAGGGTTCCAAAGCAAGCGCCAGCAAGCTGTTGAGGCCATGATGCCACTGCTAACAGGCAACAAGGAACTGTTTGACTTGGCTGGCGACCTGGTGTTTAGGAATATGGACTTTCCAGGCGCTGATGTGATTGCTGACCGTCTGGCGGCTAGAAACCCAATGGCGCAGATTGACGAGAAATCAGATATACCACCTCAGGTGCAGATGCAGATGGCCCAGCAACAGAAGCAGATTGAGCAGATGCAGCAACAGTTGCAAGCAGCGCAGCTGGAGATCAACAACCGTATGCAAGTGGCACAACTCAAGGACAAGGGCGAAACCAGGCGTAAGCTGATGGACGTTACATCAAGGGCGCACAACACCGAGACAATGGCAGAGGTCAGGGTTAATGATCAGAATACCCGTGCCGTGACAAGCCAGAACAAGACTGAACTGGATGCAATTGTGCAAATGTTGATTCATAACATGGACACTAATCAGCTGATGCAAGAAATTGACCGCAGAAATGTGGAACAAGGCCAGTATGCCCAATTTGCAGCCCAAGATATTAGCCAAGGAGCAAACCCGTTGATCCAACCCATGCAGTAGTTGCATAACCTTTTGTTTTTGGGTAATAATGCCCTAACCCGACCCGTGGGTTCATACGGGGCAAATCCTTGGAGTAATCCATGTCTGAAGTGGTAGTGAGTGAAACGCAGAAAAGACTAGAAGCCAGTACGGTGACTAGCGAGAATTTAGCTGAATACCAAGCTGAAAAACTAGGTTTAGCTGACAAAACGCCACGCGAGGCTATTGAAACAATAGAGCCGCTGGATGATGACAGTCAGAGTGAGCCTGCCAGTGACGAGCAGCAAACAACAGAGGAAAAAAGACGACCTAAGATTGAGCGACGGTTTGAAAAGGTAACCAAAGATCGTGACGATGCAAAGCAAGAAGCGATGCGGGAGCGCGAAGCTAGGGTAAGCCTGGAGCAGCGGTTAGCGGACATGGAACGGAAACAAGCCCCAAAAAGCGATTCCGAACCAGATCCTAGCCAGTTCACCGATATGTTTGAATATGCCAAGGCATTGACAGACTTTAAGGTTGACCAGCGATTAGGGGAAGAAAAGCAGAAAGCGGTACAGGCAAAGGTGCAGGCCGAGAAAGAACAGGTGTTAAACACCTGGGTGGAACGGGTTAACCAGGCCAAAGCAGCAATGCCAGATTTTGAGCGAGTGGTAAAAAGCGCAGACATGACGGTAGTCAATGAAGTGCGAGATGCCATATTCGAGTCAGATGTAGGGCCGCAGTTGTTGTATCACCTTGCTGACAACCCTGAGTTCGTTGAAAAGCTGCAAGGGATGACGCCATCAGCACAGTTGCGACAGATTGGGAAGTTAGAAGCTATGTTTGAGAAACAAGACTCAAAGCCTGTTGTGCAAAGAAGTAAGGCAAGCGCACCGATTAATCCCATTCGGTCAGCCGCTAACGGGCGTGATGTTGCATTGACTGCTGATGGGCAGTTTCATGGCAGCTTTCAAGCTTGGAAAGCAGGTCGATTGAATGGGCAAATTCGATAACCATTTTTTAGGAAATATCATGGCAAATAATTTGCTTACCATCAGCATGATCACCAACGAAGCGTTGATGGTGCTGGAAAACGAACTGACCTTTACGAGCCAGGTTGAACGTAACTATGATGACCAGTTCGCCGTAACTGGCGCAAAGATTGGCGCGACATTGAATGTCCGTCGTCCTGGCCGTTTTATTGGAACTAGTGGGCCGGCGTTGAATGTGGAGGACTTTAACGAGACTTCTGTTCCCGTTACCTTGTCCACGCAATTCCACGTTGACACGCAGTTCACAACGCAAGACCTGGCGCTGTCTCTTGACCGCTTCAGCGATCGAGTGCTGAAACCCGCAGTGGCTGCGATCGCCAACAAGATTGACCGTGATGGTTTGGTTATGGCCAAGAACGCCACTGCCAACATTGTCGGTACTGCCGGGACTGTCCCGACCAGCTTGCTGACTTACCTGACCGCAGGCGCATATCTGGACTCTGAGGGCGCACCCCGTGATGGCCGCAGGGCTTGCATTGTTGAACCGTTCACCGGTGCCACAATTGTGGACTCTCTAAAAGGTCTGTTTGTGCCAAGCAACACCATTGCCAAGCAATACGAGCGCGGCATGATGGGCAAGGACTCGGCAGGCATGATGTGGAAGATGGATCAGAACGTTGTTAGCCAAACATTTGGCTCTTACGCTACTGCAACCCTGGCTTGCGCTACGACCACGGCAACGGGCTTTCTGACCAGCGGCTGGGCATCAACGTCCACCATTGCTCTGACTGCCACGACTGCTACGGCTGGCTTGAAGCAAGGCGATACCTTCACGATTGCAAACATCTTTGCAGCTAACCCACAAAATCGCGCTGCTTACGGCTCTAACCGTTTGCGTAGTTTTGTTGTGCAAGCTGATGTGACGGTTGCAACGGCTGGTACAACTTCTGTGATTGTCAGCCCTGCTGTGATCACTGCTGGTCAGTTTCAGAATGTGGTTGTCAACAGCACCAGCGCAACCGCAGTGGTGACCCCGTTCAACAACACTGGCACCGTTAGCCCACAGAACATTGTGATGCACAAAAATGCCTTCACGATGGCCTGCGCTGACCTGGAACTGCCAGATGGGGTTCACTTTGCAGGCCGTGCAGCTGACAAGGAACTGGGCCTGTCCATGCGTGTTGTGCGTCAGTACACTATCAACAACGACTCTATCCCAACCCGTGTAGATGTTCTCTACGGCTGGGCACCGCTGTACCCCGAGCTTGCTTGCCGGGTTGCCGCTTAACACCTATCACAAGGAGTAACTATCATGGCAAATCCAGGCGCGGCAACAACCACTACCGTTCACCCGCAAGTTCTGTCCAGCAACCAGGCTATTCGCTTGATTGCTTACGCAACGAGCGTTTCAGTCAATGCTACCGGCGATGCGGTAATTACCTTGCCCGTCATCAACACCACCAGCTACAACATCACTAACGTCATTATTACTAATGCCAACAAAGATGTGTCTGCTGGTTATCTGGCAATCTGGACTCAACCAGCTGGTGCGGGTACTGAAATCGTCACCAACGCAGCACTAACCAGCAACACCAGTTCAGCTTACGTCACCAAATCCACGGTGGTAGCAGCTACTGGCACAGCAAACCTTTCTGCTCAGACGTTTTACGTCAGAATTGGAACTGCTGTTGCTAGTGGCACGGTTGACGTTTACGTGTACGGTACTGATTTCACAGCGTTCTAAACTCTGTTTCATCAAAAACAAAAGGGGACTGTTCGCAAGGGCGGTTCCCTTTTTCACTAAAAAATCATGGCTACAACATCCCTATCACCCACGCCTAAGCTGCAATTCTTTGATTTGAATGGCGCTCCGCTATCTGGTGGGAAGCTGTACACCTACGCTGCTGGTACGACCACGCCATTGGCGTCCTACACCGATTCCACGGGCAACATTGCCAACACTAACCCCATCATCTTGGACAGCCGTGGCGAGGCCAATGTGTGGCTTAGTGGGGCTATCTATAAGATTGCCCTGTACGACAGTACCAACGTGCTGATCTGGACAGTGGACAACATCAACGGCACCACTTTTGCCACTAATTTCACTGGTACAGGTTCGCAAGTTGCTTTCTCGGTGGTCAACGGTTTTACCGCTATCTACATCAATGGCGTTTACCAGAATCGCAACACTTACACTGTCACTAGCGGCACGGTAACATTTAGCCAAGCACCGCCATACACATCCATCATTGAAGTTGTTTACAACTAGGAATTGCCATGTTAAAGACAGTCTCATCTATAACCAATGCCATTGGAGCGTTGAATTACAAAGGCACCTGGGACGCCAGCACCAACACTCCAACACTGGCTGATGGAACTGGGGTAAAAGGCGATTATTACGTAGTCAGCACCGCAGGAACACAGACATTTAACGGGATTTTGTTGTTCTTTGGTGCAGGCGATTGGATTGTCTACAACGGCGCTGTGTGGCAGCGTGTGGAAGGCGGGAGCGATGGCAACTTTGCTAACGTAACGCTGAACTCTACAGACGCCGGAGCCACTGCTGCACCCTTGCTTGACCTGTATCGCAACTCAGCCAGCCCCGCAGCGTCAGACACAATGGGAGAGATTAAGTTTAACGGCCAAGACTCGGCTGGCAACAAGCAACAGTACGCAGTCATTCACGCATCAATTCTTAGCCCAACGTCAACTGCTGAAACAGGGCAGATTCATTTTGAAACTGCAACAGGCGGCGCATCAACTGAGAAGATGATTATCGGCACGACCAATCTTGTGATTAACGATATTGGGGCTGTGTTCAACGTGCGGATTGAAGGCGACACAGATGCTAATCTGTTATATACAGATGCAACAAATAGCCGTGTAGGTGTAGGCACAATTAGCCCTGCTGAAAAACTAGACGTTGTTGGAAATATTAAGCTGTCCGGCAATGTAATTCCTGCAAGTGGTTATGGAATTGACTTTTCGGCAACTTCTGGAACAGGCACAAGCGAGTTGTTGGCCGACTATGAGGAAGGAACTTGGACACCAGTTGCTGTTTTTAGTGGTGGCAACGGAACACTTAGCTATGGCTTTCAAACTGGCCTTTATACGAAAATTGGTAGAGCAGTTAATCTTACTTGTAGGTTTGGAATTGTCAAAGGCACTGCCGCTGGTAATTATGTTATTGGCGGATTGCCTTTTACAATTGGCAATGGGCAAGCCTACTACGGAGGCGCCGCAGTAGCAGGTGTTATACGTATTGGCAAAGCAGGTAACGTTGTTACTATCCGAACATTAATTAATACGGCTACGTTAGACGTATTGCTTACTCCGTTTGAATCTCTTAATGCTTCAGCATCGTTGACTGCTGCCGATATTGATGCTGGTGCAACTTCCGGAAATTCTGATCTTTTCTTTAGCATGACGTATTTTGTATAGGAAAAGCAATGTCTTTAACTAAAGTTTCAGCCTCCATGATAGGCGACGCTGGCGGTGGCCTTGCTGCTGCTGTTGCTGCGGTCGGGGCTACCTCAATACAATTTATTATTAGCGACAACTTGACTGTTTCTGACAATCTTACAATTCCCAGAAATATTAGCGTTTGCGTGTTTAATGGCGCAATAATTACCGTTGCAACAGGTAAGACTCTAACCATCAATGGCAATCTTGAAGCTGGCTTGTATCAAATATTCGGTGCAACTGGCAACGTGATTCTTGGTAAAGGATGCGTTGAGAAAGCAAATCCCGAATGGTGGGGAGCTGTAGCTGATGGCACAACTGATTGCCAACCGGCAATAACTTTGTACGCTGCGGCGTTAATGGCATCTGGAAGTGGTGTTATTACATTTTCATTCTCTAGCGGCAATTACTATCTAGCAACGCCTGTCATTCTGTACCTTGATGCGACATTCCAAGGCATACGCATGGAAGGCACTGCTGCTATTTCCAACTATGTCAACAAAGGAACGGTTATCACTGGCGCAGCAGCAATGCTCAGTATGTTTGTGTTTCGTGCTGTTGCAATCACAACAACGTTTTTCTATTCATTTGAATGTCGAAATATTGCTTTTCTTAGTGGAACATTTGGAACCACAGGGCCAAAATCAGCTTTGTTGTCTCTAGGTAGTGGACAGTCTGCTAGACCCTTTATTGTGGAGAATTGCACGTTTAAGGGGTTTACTGCGGCAATCAAATCAGATATGACAGGGACAAGCCTATCTACTGGCATTTGTAACGTAATTATTCGCAAAAACTTTTTCCAGTTTAATACATATTCATTACATGGCGTTGGCACTGACTCAGTTGTTAATTTGGATTTTGCAGACAATCAAGCTGGAACTGGAGGCGGCATCAACGCTGCTGTTGGTGGCCCCTATTACATCCATAATAACATAATGGAAAGCAATGCAACTGCTCTTGGTAACGCACCTTCTATTGTCATATCAGGAGGTTTGCATAACGGGCGCATCACAAACAATTACTTTGAAGCGATTGTTACAGGTGATTTGATTAGCGTATCCGCAACAGCACCATATTCAACTGTTTATATTAGCGATAACTATATAACTAGTTGCTCGGGTTCGTCAATTTCTGTGACGGGCGTTTACTTAAATATGCCTCAAGATTTGTCATGGGGCGGTGTTCAAGCAAGACCGAATTTGTTATACGGAAAGTCTGTTATCAACAGTCAATCTATCGTTTATCCAGCATCGCTTTCGATTGGTGAAGTGTGTCTTGATGTTTATTCTGTTGCGTTAAAAACAACGCTTAACCCTGCCACATTAACCAGTGCTGCATATTCCAATGCAGTTGGTGCAGCACAGATCACTCCTATGGGAGAAGCTGTCAATGTAGACACAATCAATGGTGTAGGGGTAAATAGAGCATTTACGCTCAATGCGCTTACAGGAGACTGGATTGTTTTTTCTGCTCTGGTCAGAAGAAGGAACTCTACGGCGGGGACACTTTACATTGAGGCAATAGATGGCGCGGGAATAGCTTCGATTGGTGCTTCAAATACCAACTCTGATATTTTGATGACTGGTGTTGGTGAGTGGGTCTATGTAATGAAGTATTTTCAAGCCACAGGCAACAGTGGTGCAACGATCAATTGGGCTTGGACTTCATCTGGTGGCGCTCAATTTGATGTTACTAGCACCTATATTTACAAAGTGGCTTCTCCTACGCTTACAACGCCAATTTATCTTGTGTTGCCATCGCTATAGTTTTTTAACCCGTACCAGTTCGGACAACTGGAAACCCTAATGCCTGACTGGATGGTCAAGCTGGAAACAAGGAAATATCATGCTAGAAAAAGTTATCTCTGTAGATCTGATTGAAGTGGTTGAGAATGGCAGCGTACAAGTACGCACCAAGACCGCAGTAATGGAAGATGGCAAGCAGATTAGTGGCGCGTTTCACCGCCACGTTGTTGCACCCGGCGATGATTACAGCCGCGAGGATGACCGTGTGAAGGCCATTGCCAAATCTATTCATACGTCTGCCGTAATTGCGGCGTATAAAGCGGCTCAGGCTGTTGCTAGGACATAATTAGGCATAAGTTGCTAAACAACTTTGAAAGACAAAGATGACTCAAGAAGTATTTCAACCAATTGGCTTGACTGTTAACTTTACTGGTGCTACCACTGCTCCGACAGCAGTGCAACCCAATCCATCTAACGTGGTCAACACCAACTTTAGGTTTGTTAATAGCGGGATTGTTACTGTGTTTTTGGGAACTGGTACATCGTCAGCAATTGCTGTAACGGCTGCATCGGTGACAACGGGTATACCTTTGGTTTCTGGCGCAGTTGAAGTAATGAGTTTTCCTGCTGGAACATTCTTCACTGGAATTACTGGATCTAGTACTGCGGTAATCTACGTTACGCAAGGTCAAGGGCTGTGACAACCCCACAAGACATTATCAATCGAGCGCTGAAGGACGTTGGCGCTTTAGCTGCGGGGGAAACCCCAGCGGCAGCAGATTCGGCAGATGCGTTTGATATGCTGAATGATATGTGTGCGCAGTGGTCAAACGAAAACATGATGGTCTTTTACAAGACAGAAATCATTTTTTCAACAACGCCAAACCAGGTGCAGTACACGATCGGGCCAGGTGGTCAGGTAGGTGCATCGTTTACCGGATCTATTGCCGGCACAACTCTGACGGTCACCGCCATCACCTCTGGCGCCATCGCAATCGGTCAAACATTGTCTGGCACTGGCATTACGGTTGGAACCACCATTGTTGGCTTCACAACGGGCGCAGGAGGCAACGTTAACGAGTCAGGCACATACACTGTCAGCACTAACCAAACAGCGTCCAGCACCACGATATCAGGGTACTACGAACGGCCCTTGACGATTGAGAGTGGCTTTGTGCGGATTGCAACAATGCAGGGTGGCAGTAGTATTGCTGGAGGTTACCTTGACTATCCCGTGGCCATTCTTAGCGCAGAGGAATACCAGAGCATTGGCATCAAGCAGCTAAGTGGGCCGTGGGCCAAGGCGATCTACTACCAGCCAAGCGAGTTGCTAGGAACATTGTTTGTTTACCCAAACCCCAGCCAGGGAGAATTGCATCTGTTTACTCAAACAATCTTTCGGCAGTTTAACGGGTATACAGACAGCATCCAGCTGCCGCAGGGCTACAACAATGCGTTGCGTTGGTGCCTGGCAGAACGGTTGATGCCTATGTACGGAAAGGCCAATGCAACCACCATTGGAATGATCAACGCATTTGCTGCTCAGGCCAAGGCTACGATCAAGCGTACCAATATGCGACCACCACAAGTTTCGCGCTATCCTGATGCCCTGATGGTTGGAAAAGCCAAAGATGCCGGGTTCATTCTTGACGGAGGCTTCTGCTGATTTATAAATAAACTAGAATGGTGGTTTTACAAAGGAATCATCATAAAAGCTGGAAGACCACAAAATACACCAGAAGTTTTATGGACAAAAGTTAATGTTAAAAACCCTGATGAATGTTGGCCTTGGATTGGTAATGTCACCAAAAGTGGCTATGGCCGAACTTGGATTGATGACAAAGGTTACTATGCTCATCGGGTCATCTTTAATTTGGCAAATCCAAGCATGATTGAATTAAAGTCACCCACCAACAAAAAAACCAGAGGGTTTTTGATGCACATTTGCGACAATCGTATTTGTTGCAATCCAGCGCATTTGCGGGTGGCGACCTTGCGTGAAAACAATCTTGATATGCATCAAAAAGGCAGGGTCAAGCATAAAACTGGCGGTGATCACCATCGTTCTATTTTTACTAATTTTCAAATTAATGAAATTATGTCTTTGCGTAACAATGGCATGACCATGAGTTTGATTGCAGAAAAAATAAACGCCAACAAATCAACCGTTAAGTCTTTGATAAGAAGGGCATCAAATGCCTGATTTCGTTAAATAAGGATTGAACATGACTACCGTTGCCATTTCTGCTTTGCCAGTTGCTACCGTTATTAACGCTGCTGACATTGTTCCCTTGGTTCAAGCAGGCACAACCAAAAGCATCAGCAAGACATTGCTGTTTACCAGCCCTACAATGGTTACGCCTGTGCTGGGAACAGTAGCTAGCGGCAACATCAGCGCTTGCACTAGCACCTCAATGGCGTTGACCACGCCAGTTATCGGTGCGGCAACTGGAACAAGCCTTAGTACCACTGGCAATCAAGTTATCAGTGGAACAGGAAAGCAGGGGTATGCAACTGGTTCAGGCGGTGTTGTAACGCAGCTTACTGACAAAACAACAGCGGTTACCTTAAGCAAATCCACTGGTCAAATTACATTGACTGCTGCTGCGTTGGCTGCATCTACGACTGTGAGCTTCACCTTGACAAACACAGTGATTGAGGCTGGCGACATTTTGTTGATGAACCACATTAGCGCAGGCACTGCGGGTTCTTACCTGCTCAATGCTCAGTCTGCGGCTGGTTCGGCCAGCATCAACGTGAGGAATATTTCCTTGGGTTCCTTGAGTGAAGCCATTGTGATTGCGTTTGCTGTCATCAAAGCTGTAACTGCTTAATATGCCAGATTTTGGTTTTGTCGGGACTTCCTACGAAGCCCCATCCATCTATCAAGATGCTCAAGAGTGCATTAATTTCTTTGCTGAGATTGATCCTCAAAAGCAGCCTGGTGAACGTGGTGTTGTAGCGCTATACCCAACGCCAGGATTGGTGCTAAAAACGCAGCTTGCAGTGTCAGAAGTGCGTGGCCTGCACACAATGTCCGGCGAACAGATCCTGATTGCGGTATCTGGCGCAAATGTGTACTCTGTCAATACCAGCATGGTGCCAACACTGATTGGCACCTTAACAAGCGTATTAGGGCAGGTATCCATCAGCGATAACATCACGACCAACAACGGGCTAACAGCTTACATCGTAGATGGTGGTAGCCGCTACACCTGGATTGCAGCCACAAACACTTTTGCAACCGTGTCTAGCGCTGATGGCCCGTGGCAAGGCGCAAACGTTACAGACCAAGTTGACAACTATTTTCTGTACAACGAGCCAGGAACGCAAAACTGGGCCTGTAGCGACCTTGGACTTGCCTCATCATCTTTGGCGCTCTACGGCACGGCTGATGGGTCTAGTGACCTTTTGGTAAGCCTTATTGTTGACCGCAGGCAGGTTTATCTGTTGGGCGAAACAACCACTGAAGTATGGACTGACGTTGGCAATGTAATCGCAGGCATCACAACTTTTCCTTTTCAACGGGTTCCCGGAACAAGTTCACAAAGTGGCATTGACGCACGGTTTTCGTTGGCGCGGTTTGGCGATAGCTTTGTTTGCGTAGCAAAAGACACTCGAGGCAATGGCACGATTGAGATGATGCAGGGCTACACCTGGGTTCGCATTTCAACCCATGCAGTTGAGCAATCATTGATTGATAAACACACTGCTGATGCTATTGCCTACACCTACCAGATTGAAGGTCATGAAATGTACGTTGTTACATTTCCATCGGTTAATCTTACATGGGTGTATGACCTGTCCACCAAAAGCTGGCACAAGTGGCTGGCATTTGCCAATGGCGTTTATGGTCGGCATCGTTCAAATTGCGGTGCGTTCTTTGCTGATACCTACATTGTTGGAGACTACGAAAACGGCAAGTTGTACAGCATTCAAAACGATGTTTACACAGAAGATGGCGCAACAATTCGCAGACTGCGTCGAGCGCCGCATTTGGTTGCTGATTTCCAACGTCAATACTTTGATGAACTGCAAATCCAATTTCAACCTGGCGTTGGGCTAGGCGTTACACCAGGGTACGACTCCGAGGGCATCATTACTGAGTTGCTAAACGTCCCACCAGCCGGGCCAAGCTACCAACTCATTGCTGAATTTAACTGGGAATACTTGGCAACAGAAAGCGGCGATAAAATCACTACTGAGGCTGGCGATGGTTTTGAATCGTTGGTGACGTTTGCCTATACCGGGCCTGATACGGCTGGTGCTGAAATTGTCACTGAACAATATCCGGCAACCCCTGGGTACGATCCACAAGCCATGCTGCGGTGGTCAAGCGATGGTGGCAGCACCTGGTCAAGTGAACACTGGACTTCTATCGGCAAAATGGGCGAGTACAACAACCGTGCTATCTGGCGGCGGTTGGGTTGGGGGCGTGATCGAATCTTTGAAGTAAGCATTTCAGCACCTGTTAAAGCGGTCATCATCAGTGCAAATTTGAAAGCGTATGCCGGGGATAACTGATGGCAACAGCAATTCCCAATTCCAACATCAATATTCCGTATGCTGAGTTTTTAGATCCGATTACGGGTAGGCCCAGCATTCCGTGGATGCAGTGGCTGATGAACCCAACGTTTATAACAATTAATTTAGGGTCGGCAGTACCAGTTACCAGCGGCGGCACAGGGCTAACCACTATCCCGACCAACGGGCAACTTCTGATTGGCAATGGCACTGGATACACATTAAACACGCTGGGCGCTGGCGCAGGCATTTCGGTTACCAATGGCTTAGGCACCATCACGGTAGCCAACACGGGCGTTCTGAGCGTTTCTGGAGGCACTACCGGCCTTACACCCGCTGCGGCTACTACGGGCGTTGTAACGCTGGCTGGAAGGCTTGCAATTGCCAACGGTGGCACAAACGCTACGGCTACCCCCACGGCAGGCGCGGTGGCCTATGGCACGGGTTCGGCATATGCGTTTACTTTGGCTGGGACACTAGGCCAATTTCTCACAAGTGCTGGTGCAGGAACGCCAACTTGGACAACCCCAACTAATGGAACTGTTACCAGCGTTGGCGGTACAGGAACGGTCAACGGCATCACGCTGACAGGCACGGTCACCACGGCAGGCAACTTGACGCTTGGCGGTGCGCTTAGTGGAGTGAGCCTGACAAGTCAGGTATCTGGCATCCTGCCGGTAGCTAATGGCGGCAATGGTCTAGGCGTGGCTTACACCGTAGCAACGCTGCCAACAGCCGGAACACAGGGCCGCAGATCATGGGTGACTGATGCTCTAGCACCAGTGTTTCTGGCGGCTCCTACGGGCGGTGGTGCGGTAGTCTGCCCCGTGTTTGACAATGGATCGGCTTGGGTAGTGGCATGACCGTACTCACCTTAGTCACTCAAGTTACCAAAGAGCAGATTGAACGTTTGCAGAGCCAGATGGCGGCAATGCCGCAGGCTGAGTTGGTGACAGAGCATTCATTTAGTCCAGGAATGTATTTGCGAAAAGTATTTCGACCCGCAGGAACGCTGATTGTTGGCAAGGTGCATAAAGAGCCGCATTTCTTTCTTTGCGCCAAAGGTGAAATAATCGCTTGGACAGAAGGCGGCATGAAGCACTTGTACGCTGGGGATGTGGTGGAAAGCAAGCCAGGCACAAAGCGAGTGACACTAGCGGTGACTGATGCGATTGGGATTACCATTCACCGCACCGACAAAACAGATTTAGATGACATTGAAACTGAATTGATTGAACCGGACACAGCAGCATTGTTTGATTCTTCAAATAAGTTAAAAATAAAGGAGTTGACATGACTTGGGTAGCAGCAGCCTTATCGGGCGTAGGATCGTTTATTGGCGCAAATGCTTTACCGCTTGCACTTGGTGGTAGTGCTTTGTTGGGTTATGCGGGTTCAAAAGGCCAAGCAGATGCCGCTACACAAGCTGGCCAACTTCAGTATCAAGCTACGCAAGATGCAGCCAAGCAGCAAAGGGAAATGTTTGACATTCTCAATGCTCAACAGCTGCCATACCGTACCGCAGGAACAGGAGCATTAACCAGCTTGCAAAGTATGTTGCCGTACTTTACGGCAGAGCAGCCTGGTTACAAACCGTTTACGGCAGAAGATTTGAAATCTAACCTAGCGCCAAACTACCAGTTTATGAAAGAGCAAGGACTGGGCGCTACTGGTCAAGCAATGAACGTTGGCGGTGGCGGCAGCAATGTGGACTTGGCCAGAACTAAGTTTGCTGAAGATTACGCTGGCAATGCTTATCAGAATGCTCTGCAAAACTATATGTCCCAGCAGCAAAACATATTTAACCAAGACCAAAGCCAAAAAACCAACATCTACAACCGCCTGTCTAACCTGGCTGGCATTGGACAAACCGCTACAACCAACATTGGTAACGTGGGTGTTGGTACTGCTGCCAATCTTGGTAATCTTGGGATTGGTGGTGCTACGGCTCTTGGTTCTGGCAACATCGGTGCGGCAAACGTAATGGCTGGTGGCCTGCAAGGAATCGGAAACGCTGCAACCTTGGCAAGTTTGCTTAGGCCACAAGGTGTTAGCTACTCACCTTCACAAGTTTCCAATGCTAATGCTATGAATGTTCCAACATCTGCAATGCCATTAGATTCAAGTTTTAATAAATATCTAGTGGGATAAAAAATGGCTGATTTCAACATAACACCGATCGGCAACACCGTTAAACCCGTGGCTGGAATGTCGTTGTCTGACATGATGAACATGGCCAACAGTGCCCAGGCGTACCAGCAAGCCCAGCAGATCAATCCCCTGAACTTGCAAGCAGCACAGCAAACGGTTGAACAGGCACGGCAGATGAACCCTATGTTGCTGCAACAACAGCAACAAATTGTTAACCAAGCTGCTCGAGTAAATCCAGAATTGTTGCGTAGTGTTACCGCTGCCGCAGGCACTGCCGAAACTGGTCAAGCGTCAGCTAAGTTGGATTTTGCCAATAAAAAAGTAATTGCTGTTGCTAACAGATTAACTTCTTTGATTATGAACCCGTTGATCATTGCTGCCGCACAAAATCCAGAAGCGGTAGACAAAGATGCTTTTTATGGTTTGATAAAAAACTATGGCATGACTCAAGCTAAAGAAATGGGCATACCAGAAGACCAAGCTAATTCTTTAATTCAACCTTATCTTGAAGTTCCTCCAGTTGCCATGCAACAGTTTTTAAAAGATAAATTCTTGTCAACAATTGAAGCTGGTAGTCGCCTTTCTGCTATGCAACCTACTGGCGTACCTGTTAGCAGCGGTGCTCATACATCAGTTATTTCCACCGGTATGTTTAGCGCTACTCCTGCCGGTGCTGCACTGCCAGGCACTACGGTTACAACCCAATTGCCACCAACCCAGCAGCTGATTGCCGTTGAAAATGATGGCACTGGCCTTGCACCTGGAACACCATACGTTAAAGGCCCACAAACGGGTACTGTGCCTGGCCCTGTGCCAATGCTGTCACCAGCACCAAGACCAGCTGCGCCTGCTGCTATGGCTCCACCAGCCGTTAAACCGGCTGTTACAGGCCTGGCTCCTGGCGTTTCTCAGACAATAACGGCAAACGCAACAGTGGCAAGTGAAGATTGGTCAAACACTTCTAAAGACGCAGCAGCTGCTCAACAACGCATCATGACGTTGCAGAAAATCAAGCAGTTGGCTCCTGAAGCGTTTACGGGTGTCCTTGGTCAACGCAAAGAGTTGATTGCAGGCATTGCTAATGCTATTGGCATTTCAGCGTATGAAGCAGAAAAGACAGCCACTGATGAGTTGATGAAAAACTCAAACCTGTTGTCTCTTGCTGGCGGTAATACTGATGCAGCCAGGTTGTTGGCAGAAGCAGCAAACCCCAACAAAAAGATGAACGAAAAGGCCATTAAAGACGTTGTTAAGCAACTGATTGGCATGGAAAACATGAAGTCTGCCAAAGCCCAATATCTTGGCCAATACAGAAGTGATCCTAATGCTTACATCCAAAAGTTAGCTGAGTTCAACGCTGTAGCAGACAGCAGGCTTTTTCAAGAAATGGACAGAGAAGAAGTTGCCAAGCTAAAAGCATCAATGAGTGAATCAGAGCAAAAAGCAATGATTGACAAAATTCGCAAAGCTAAACAAATGGGGGTCATCAAATAATGGCTACTCTTGCTGATCTGTTTGAAGATACGCCTGCGGAAGTAGTGCCGACCAGCCCACCAAAGCTGACCGTTGTTCGTGCCGCACCACCACCACCAGTCGTACAAGCTGCTTCTGCCCAGCCGGTCGCGCAGCCCACATCCCGGTTTGATGCGTCCGAGCAAAAGTCACGCGACTCCGACTCCCGGCTGATCCTGGAATCTGAACTCAAGAAAGCCGAATCCCGTCAGACCGACCTACTGCGCGAATACAACAATGGTGAACCTGAAAAGCGTGGTGGCGAGGCGCAAAACTACCAGAAGTACGTCGAACGTGTGGCTGAACTCAAGGCAAGCCTGGCGCGTAACGAAAGTGACATGGCTGGCATTCGCCGTGAACTAGGTCGCGTTCCTGCGTCAAAGTTGACCGTTGTTCCATCATTAACATTGAGCGATCCTGTTCCAATTGCTGCTTATCCTCCTGCACAGCCTGCTGCACAGCCTGCTGCACAGACCGCTAAAGATGTGGGGAACTTTTCTGATTTGTTTGAAACAACAGTACCAGCATATGAGCCAGGCTCAGTTGTGCAAAAGCCTGTGCCACAAGTCAGTGCATACGCCGGCACCAGAGGCGATACCGGCATTTCTGGTGGCGATGGCCCGATTGCCCAAGCAGCGCTAAAGCATTTAAAGGCTCTAGGAGCCGCAACAGCATCATTGGCTGACACAACCATTGGCGGCATCATCCCTGGCGTTGCTGGGCCTCTTACCTATGCTGGCGCTCGAGCCTTGCAACTATCGCCAGACGAGGCGGCGGCTGCTGAAAAATCAGTTGTTGGAGCCTTAGAAAAGCCGTTTGGCAAGGCATTTGGCGTTACTGAATCCCCTGCTTACAAAGGTGAACTGAGCCGAGAAATCATGGATTTTATTGGCAAAAACGTTGGCAAAGGTGCCAAGTACATTGCTGAACAAACAGGATTGCCAGAAAGCGATGTTGCCAACATGATTGGCACAGGCTTAGTCGGCGTTGCTCCTGTTGTCGGAAAAGTTACAGCACCTGTCAGACGGGCATTGGGACAAGGCGTATACGAAATAACTGAACCTGTTGCTAGGAGCATTGATAACTTTGCTGGCAAGCCTGTAGCGGCTGCGGTGGAACGTCCCAGGGTTGAGCCTACGATGGAAGCACCTTTGACAGAGGCAGCAGGATCAGGAGCAATGTCTGCCACTCAGTTGGCAGATACTCAGGCGGCATTTGCCAAGCGCCAAGAGGCGGCGGCTGCTGCCAAGGCTGCTATGCCACCACCAGCTGCTACACCAACTGCTGTGGCATTGCCTGCTGGCGCGGAGCCTGGTAGTGTGGGGGCTGCTGCTGTTCGTGCTAACCCGTTTGCTGGAAAACTTACTGGTGAAGTTGTTGGTTCAAAAGGACAATTCCCGCAGGTTAAATTATCTTTAGTTGCTGAAAATGTACCAGTAACTGAGCAACAGTTAATTTCAAGAATTGCTCAAGAGGTCAATCCTGGTCAACCAGTTCGAAGCGGTGTGATCACACGGAATGAAGGAACATTGCGCACAGAACACACTGAAGCAAATATGCCTAACTTAACCCCAAGGGGTCAAGTGTTGAAGTCGCAGATAGCAAATGAACAAAACGCATTGACAAACTTTAGCAAAGAAAGAATTGACGCCACAGGCGCATCACCAACTTTGTTGAGCGATTCAATGCGTGGAGAAGTAATCAACGATGTATTTTATGGAGCAGCAATAGAAGGCGAAGCGGCAACAAGTTTGATTGCGTACCTAGATCAATCAAAGCGTCAAATTTATAAATCAGCGTTAGACCGGGTTGGTAGCAATCAAATCAAAACTTCAAACATTGATAACTTGTTAAAAAATCCACAGTGGAAAGCAGGTCTTGAATTTAAAGGTGTTGAAGGTGTTGCCAAAGGTGCTGAGAAATATTTGAACCTTGCTAAGACAACAGGGTTTGAAGATGTGAATGGGGTGATGCACCCACCTGGAACCGTATCAACTTATGACGCTGTACGCAAAGCTGTTAATGCAGAATGGTCACCAGAAAACGCAAGTGCAATTCGAAAAATAAACGAAGCAATTGACAAAGATATTGCCGCAGTTGCAGACCCTGCCTTGTATAAACTTGGAGACAAAATTCATCAAGTTGAAAAAATTATTTTTGGTTCAAAAGGAATTAAAAATTTGTTTGGCAAAATAGATAAAAATGGTGTTGTCTTATCTTCCACTCCATTAGAAAAAATACCTACTAAATTAAATGAATTGGCAAAAGATCAATGGCAGCACATTAGAGGCACATTAGATGAATTGGCAAATGGACAAGTAAGAGGCGCGCCAAGCGGTATGCCACCTGTCCCTGCTGAGTTGCGTCAAGCGGCAGCTGTTGCAAGAAACGAAATTGATGGTGCGTTGGCAAGGGCTGTCTATCAATCTGGATCAAATAAAGCTGGCGTATGGAATCAAAATTCTGTTAACACAACGTTAAATTCTGTTATTGGTGAAAAAATTTTGGAGAACTTTCCACCATCAGAAGTTAAAAAATTCCATACGTTAAACATCGCTGGTTATTTGATGCCTGGTATCCATTCTTACGAGGGCGCTGCATTGCAAGCTAGAAGGGCTGGCAAAATTGAAGCGTATGCTGAAAAAGCTGGCATTGGTGCTGGCGCAGCAACAGGTGGATTTGTAGGTTCGGCATTTGGCCCAGCAGGAACCACAGCAGGCACTGTTATAGGTGGTGAAGCTGGGCGAAGGTTTGGAGCAGCAATCAGCGGTAAACAAGCAGCAAAAGCAGAGGCAAAAGCTGCTGATGCTTTAAGAAATGAAATGCAAAAAAATGCACAACTTAGAGATATGTTGCCATGAGCCTTGAATCACAATTCACCAGCCACGAAGCCGTCTGCGCTGAACGATACGCGCAAATCAACGCACGATTAAAACGCTTGGAAGGCGTCATTATGAAGACCGCCGGGGTACTTATCGTCAGTATGTCGGCTATTGTGTATGCGTCACTCACACTGCATCGTTAAAAACGGGAAAAATGATGAAGTATTTAATTACGCTTTTGTTTGTTAGTGCAGCCTGGGCCGAGCCTGCGCTCATCATGTGTCACGGCAAGTATGCGCTCTGCGCCGCCAGCCCGACAACGCCAACTGATAAGACAATGGTTATCAATGGCGTGACCTTTCAGCAGGGCGTATCGGTCTGCCCAGTGCTGACAGGCAAGTCAATCGGTGATCGGAACCTGATCGGCTCCTGCAAGCCGCCAAAAGGCAAGAACACGGTCTGGTCACTGTTTAGCACTCAGATGGAGTATCCCCAAGCTCCAAGTTGGGCGGTTGTGAAAGCTACGCCACGCACCTTTGTCACCGCGGCTGGCTCAGGCGGCATGGCAAATCAGTGGTCGTATCCTTGCGTAATCCGGCCACACAAGGTCAACGGCGCTATGCTGGCAGACTGCCTTGGCCCAATCAATGAAAGCCCTTGGGGCGGCGCTGTAGTGCCTGTGGGAAGCAGTGTGATTACCTCTGCGCCTGTCGGGGCGGCTTACCCTGTGGGCGGTAATCTGCCATGAACTTTGACCTTGCGTTTGAGCGGCTTTTAGGCTTAGAAGGCGGCTACGTTAACGATCCGCATGACGCAGGCATGGAAACTAAATATGGCATCTCTCGGCGCTCTTACCCCGGCGAGATGATCCGCACCATGACTCTGGAACGGGCCAAGGAAATCTACTTGCGCGACTACTGGGGGCCAGCCGGGTGTGATGCGGTGCCTGATGCCATCAAGTTTGACTTGTTTGATATGGCCGTGCATAGCGGTGTCATCACTGCCATCAAAACGCTCCAGCGCACCGTTGCCGTGGAGGACGATGGCAAACTCGGCCCGATCACCTTGCAGGCTGTAGCGTCGATGCCTGCTCTGAGGTTTGTCGCCAGGTTCAATGGCGCCAGGCTACAGTTCATGTCAGCCTTGCCAACCTGGCCGTCATTCGGTCGGGGCTGGGCTAACAGGATCGCCAAGAACCTGCTGGATGCGTAGCATCTTCATCGCGTCCTTCAGGTCGCCCCGCAGTTGCTCCAGCGCGTCCTCTTGTGCCTGTAGGCGCAGGTAAGCCTCAGTTGCAAACCTGTCTAAGGTCTGGCGATCCCATGCTGCAAAGTGAGGCATACGTTTCATCCTTGAGTTGCTGGCGCAGTTGCGCTTGTGTTTTGCCTTGCGGCACCAAAGCTTCCTGCGTGGTAAATCTGTGCAGGTTAGCGCACATATACCTGCGTCGAACACCTTTTGGGTTATCCCGAGTCTCAAGAACCTCGGTGTACTTACCGCATTTTGGGCAATTCATTCGTTCTCTTTGTTTTCAACTGCTTCATCCCGCCGGCGGTCGCTCTCCGACTCAGCAGCGTCCAGGAGGATATCTTCCGCTTCTTCAAGCGTGATTCCGTCTTGCTCGGCAAGATGCCGGATTTGTTCGCGCATATTCATTTCGATTCCTTTATTTGTATAGTCTTCGCCTCTTGCTAGCAAGTATTCCAGATGCGCTGCAAGCAGGCGAAAGCGGTTCATGGTTTCTTCTCCTCAATCTTTGCTACCCGCCACATAAAAGTTTCCTCTCCGGTGTCGCCGCTGTACAGCCACTCAACTTCTTTTGCC